TGGTTGTGCCTATCTTGAAGACCTTATTACATGTGTTCACGTGATTCAACTTAAGATTCTAACTGCTATGCGAACTGGACAAAAGCAAAAGAAGATCGATATTAATATTCCCAAGATAGACGATTTCATTCACAAGATGTACATAAACGTTGCTCGTAAGGTATATAAGAACGTTTATTTGTTTGAGGTAAATATCCCTCCTCTGCAGATACAGAAGCATCATCGCGAGTTGGAAGTAATTGTACAAGAGTGTATTCTCAACACTGTTCGCGAGAGTATTCCTGTCGATGCTATTTTGAAGGCATATTTAGACGAATCCGTTGAAGAGGATGTTACCGAGGAAATTCGTGAACAGGTAATAGCCGAGACGAAGAGTGAAACTGAACCTGTTGCACAACAAAAAGAAACTATTCAACAAGCAGTTATGAAAGAGGTGCAACAGGATCTTGGTATTGTCGGAGGAGGAATTAGCGATGGTGTGAAATTTAACGACATTGATTATGTTAAGGACGAGTATAATGCAGTCAATGAGATAATTGCACCTAAAACTGAACAGCGTCTTCGCGACGTATTTGAAGAACGCGAGTTTAAGCGCAATTCAGAGTCTTTTTCTGGTGGTGATGAATCCGAGAATATCAGGATAACTAACGAGTCATTTTCCTTCGATGATATTCAAGACTTGGAACCACGAAATTCACGAGATACTGAATCTATTCCTGATTTACAACTAGATATTGAAGATCTTGGATAGTATGCGTATTTAGGGGTAATATAAATTTTGTATATAGTTTAATGGATAATATTTTCATGTTTTCAAGTGTTATATCGATTGTGTTTCTACTCTTCAAATTTATCGAGATGCGGTTTGTCGACAAGGAAAACAAACCACTTAAGTTTTTGATTCGTGATACACTTGTCGTGTTTGTGAGTGTTGTGTCTGGACATTACCTGATGGAGCAAATTCAGCCTATGCAGGTAGTTTCTTCTCCTGCCGTATTTACTGACAATCCAGGATTTTAACAGAGATTTCTCTTTACACCTTTTCGCATTTCAAATGCGCAAATGCATCATCATTTGTCACCCAAAATGCCTCCTAAAGTCGGCATTTCAAATGAAAAATGGTGTAATAATTCAATAAACAGCATCATAGTTGTTTATTGAATACAAATATTATTTACCATCGTGTTTGCTTTTTAACGCTAATCTTTGGACCTCCTCCGCGTTTTTTTATCGAATTAGGATCATATTTCTCGTCTTCTTCGTCCGAATTAAATCCCTTTGACAACTCCCAAAATTCCTTCGATCCCAACTTGAAATCGTTGTGATTGTCTGCCTTGTACCAAAATACTTGGTCTTGTAGTTTGTTGGATTTAGAATTGTTATTTATTACAAGACACTCGTAATTTTCCGTGCATTGATCCATCACTTGACAGAACGACTCGAATGTTGGAAACATACCTGCGTAATTGTCATAAATGCGTTTGCGATTCGCAATATAAGGTTCTCTCAAAATAAATACATAGTCGATGTTTGTTCGCAATGTAGGTGGGATACCTAGAGGGTATTGCATCGTGATTATCAACATTATTTTCCAGTGACGGCCGTTCATAAATAAAAGACGCATCATTTTATCGCGTGTCCAAGATCCGTCATACAAACAATCATCCAAAATAACAAAAGCCCTAGGATCTATTGTGCTGCGTTTATATGTTTCCATCTCCTTTTTTATCTGATTCAATACAGTCTTCTGTCTCTTCAAGATATTTTCTATGATTGCAGTATTATATTCATTGTGAATGAACAGCCTTGGTACCATTTTTCCATAAAACCCATTGCCTTCTTCAGTGCCTGATATAACAGTGCCGATAGGTATATTCTGATGATAATAAAGCAAATCACGAACCAAGAAACTCTTACCAGTATCACGTCTACCGATTAACACAACAACAGGCCCTTTAGACTCATCTGGTTTAAAGCTTATGTTTTTCATATCAAATTTCTTCAATTCAAGCGATGCCATTAGAATTAAGATGAATTTAATTTTTTTAAAAAATACGCATTTAGTCATTTCATTGTTAGTTTGAAATATGTATAATTTATATTTCAAGTACCTAATGATGATTAATTATCAAAAACGAAAAAATACAGAATTGTTTAGGGATTTAAATGACAAGTTGTTTCTGTCTAAACAACAGAATTATATACCCATTTATCAGAGATTTTTTACCTTGAATGAAAGTAATTACAATGGTGTAAATCTAAACAACCAACAATTTATTTATGGAATTATTAAACCAACTGATGATCAGTATTGTTATAAATGCAAAATTAAAAATATCGACGACCAAACAAGTAAGGTCGCCGATGCGTTTGTAAAAATTGCGCCGTTATTAGATCCTTTCAAGTACTTGATCGGAAAATATGATATCAAAAACAAGGATTTATTCAGTCTTCCATCTGTATTATCGAGAGCCGATGAGGTACACGAGAAAATTCTAGATGTAAATAATGTTGCCTACGTAGATGGGTTCTTCGTTTATTTGAATAGTATGCTTCTACATAAATACAACTTTATACATAGCGTTGATTATTATGGTTCATTTCTGGGTATTAAGCACGATTTTAAAATCAACGTAGCAGACGATATTGATTTCCTGAAAAAATCAGATTTTTTTAAGAAGAACAAGGGTTTACTTTTTACGATCGATGATTATGAAACTACACCAGAAACTAATGTTAAACCACCGATTACAATTTTACACAATACCAGTTCTGTGTCTATATTGTCGGTTGATACTATTACTGATGAATTGTTTGACGACATGTTCAAGGACTCTAATAAACCAGTTGACATAGATATAGATACAAATGCAGGAAATAAACTCGAAGATGTTATACTTGACTTTTCTGATATGGCAAAGATTTCATCATTAAAGTCTGATTCTAGCTGCTCTTCCAGATCGTCCCATACAAATGAGAATGAAAGTGTTGAAGAAGATGAATCGGATGATTCAGACTATGAAAGTGGATCAGACGATGGACATGATTCTGTTTCTACTTCAACCTCAGTGTGTGCAGAGGATTGTATCAATGCAATCATACCAGAGTTTCCCGTTCAAGTAATATTCATGGAAAAGTGTGAAAATACGTTAGATGATCTTATATTATCAGATTCGTTATCAAACGACGAATACATCTCTGCATTCATGCAAATTATTATGATATTGCTTACATATCAAAAGATCTTTGCATTTACACACAATGATCTGCATACAAATAATGTTATGTATAACAAAACAAAACAAGAGTTCATCTTTTACAAGTATGCAAACAAAATATACAGGGTTCCAACATATGGAAAAATCTACAAAATTATCGATTTCGGAAGAAGTATTTACAAGGTAAAAGGAAGAGTCTTCTGTAGCGATAGTTTTAAACCAGGTGGTGATGCAGCAACTCAATACAATACCGAACCTTATTTTGATGACAACAAACCTAGACTAGAACCTAATTACAGCTTTGATTTATGCAGACTGGCTTGTTCCATTTATGATTACATAATAGATGACATGGATGATGCTAATTCATTCAAGAGCATAATATTGGAGATGTGTAAAGACGATAACGGAATAAACTTGCTATATAAATCGAATGGAGTTGAACGATATCCGGATTTCAAATTATACAAAATGATAGCAAGATTTGTACACAATCATACACCCGAAAAACAACTGGAACGCGCAGAGTTCAAACAATACGAGTTTTCTGGTAAAACAAAAGGTTCTATAATTGACATTGATAGTTATGAAGTGTTTGCGTAAACTAAGATATTATTATAAGGTTTAACATTCAAATAAATATTTTTTATTTATTTGAAATTATATATTAGAGGTTTTACCAATCATCGTTTCTCTTGTAAAATTGACTTACATCACTAAAGCATGGTATCTGGTGACCACATCTTTCTTTAAAACAATACCAGTTGTCTGTCATTTGTAACGATTTCCAACTTTGATCGTTCGTGTATATCCAATGTTGCCTTGTTTCTAACAACATTTGATTTGCCTTTTCAAACAAAGAAATGAGTTTATCATAATAGTGCTGTTGAACGATATAACCAGCACCACTCTGTGATTCTACAACCTTGTATATTTTATCATGTTCAGTATCACTTGAACGTTGTAAATTATACGATAACATACAAACATCTAAAT